GGGAGAATTAAAGCAAAATCTTAGAGAACTCTTGGGGAGTAAAGGAGACGGCACGGGAGGAGCCGCAGCTAATCTTAACACTTCTCTACAAGATGCGCTCGACGATAAGTTCGAAGCAGTCAAAAACAAGCGTGACTCTATCTTATCCAACGGCTTAAGCGATCTGGCGGGACTTGAGCAAGAACAAGGCCTCAAGGGAGAGCAGATTGTGAGCGATCGGCTGGGGCCGGCACAGGGTTTTGTGTCTCTCGGCAAACTGCTACTAATCTTTTTAGGACAGCCGCTTACAGCCACATCACGATTTGACGAGGTGCAACTTGTGACATACTCGTTTAATGATGCGTGTGGGCTAGTGCGCAACACAAACATCGGTTCCTTTCCCATTTACGTTCCTCATTTTGAGCAGAGATTTAAAGAGTTTCTGGAAGCAAACAAGCGCTTTAATGTCACCATTGAAGAGTTCTTAAATTACGTCATCAACAATTACATTGACGACATCACACACCCCGCGTACGGCATCACAAACAAGCAAGAGTATCAAATAAGCTGGAAAGAGGGCGCAATTGTCTCTAGAGGGGACAAGACGGTTAGAATTGTGCCAGTTTATCCAGCTGGTCCAGTGGGTGACTACTCAAGAAAAAAGGAGGAAAAGGACCTCGAAGAAGCAAAAAAGAAAGACAGGGCAGATGTTCTGAAAGCGCGCAAGGGCAAACCACCAGAAGAAACAGCGCGAATAATTGAAGAACGAAGTCGTTTATTACAAGAACAATATGAAACTGAGATAAATAGAACTAAGGAAGTGAAGCTTTCTGAGGCAGAGGTCAATGCGCTTAGGGATAAGCGACACGATCGCATCGCAAAAATGGGTTTACCGGGCGGCGAATTCAGAAAAGCAGAAGTCAGGTTTTTGCTCGAAGCAGTCCCAAAGAAATTTACCAACGAAGATGACTTTGGTGACACCGGCTTTACAATTCTTCGCATTCACATCTTGGATGAGGCAGCTAGCCCATACGCGTCAGTTGAACGCATGTTAGAGAGCATCAAAGAGAAAAATTTAAGCAAGCTCGACATCGACTTGACATCCGAGGCCGATGTCAGCGGCCATAGAAAGAAAGCAAAGCAAGTCCTGCAAGACGCCGAAAAACTAGGGCTAGTAGTAAAAGTCGCGACTGATGAAGGCCAAACTCTTGGGTGGCAGATCAATCCCCGGGTCACGCCACGTGCAATCAAGCGTTTTGTGCAGGGGCAAATGCCTAGTATTCGCTATGGTGTGCAAAACTCTGCGGTCAACTCAATGCGCGTCGCTTCCAAGCACGACGGCCAGCTGGGCACTGTGCACATGCTACAGATGTTTGAGGGCGACCCGACCGTCGCACCAGGCATTGACGGCGACATCGTCCCTCTCAGGTTGCAGCCCACCGAACTCACCATGGAGACCTTGGGCTGTCCGTTCTTTAATTTTACACAGCGCTTTTTCATTGACCTAGATACAGGCACAACTGTTGATAATGCATACTGGGTCACCTCAACGACATACACGGTCGAGGCGGGTAAGTTCACAACTCAAGTCAAGATGCAAAATGCGCAGGCCTTTGGTGTATTCCGGTCCGTCATTGGCAACCTGCAAATTGCGCTGAATGATCTCGACTTGCTCACGGAGGGCTTGGAGGAAATTAAGCCACCGCCCCAGAAGCCACTTTGGAAGGGGGGCGAATTTCCTCTTTCTCCGCTGTCCAACGAGGTAAGAGCGCAACTCGAGAATCCATTTTTTGAGAGCGTTGATTATGAAAAGTTTTTAAAGCCGCTCTAGAATTGTTGTGTTTTTCCGCTTCGGACGTGATAAAATGTCAACATGCGGACTTGCATCGCCCGACATGTATTAGGCACCGACCGGCACCTGCTGCAAGGAGAGTCGGGTCAATTTAGCTGGGTGAGTCACCTGCCCGACGATGCGTGGGGTTATGGATTCTCCCAAGTGTGCCTCCGGCTGGATGAGCTGGCTCACGCCATGGGCACGCAACTCACCTGGCAAATCCCCGAAGAGCACCAGCAGGCCATGCGGGAGTGCCTCGGCCCCGATGCTTTGCTCACAGGCATCCGGTGGGATCAGGTGCTGCCCAAAGCCCTGTTCAAGAAGCTGCTTTCGGAACTGCTGGAGGAGGCCAGAAGCCTTCAAGAGAATTCCGTGGAGTGGAAATACCTGCCTGTATTCCGAAGGACACAGAAGGCCCTCTGCAGCTTGCAGCCAATCCAGGTGGATGCGGTCCGGCTGGCAGCCCACGAGCAGTCGGCGCAACACGGCCGCAAGGAGGAGTTGCGTAGCTTCAAGGGCGGCGGCCAGGTGTGCTACAGTCGCAAGACCACCACGGGCCGGCTCACGGTGGAGTCGGGTCCGAGAGTGCTCACGGTGGACAAAAAGTACCGTGACGTTGTGCAGTCTCGCCACGGCAAAGCAGGGCGAATCGTGCAGCTGGACTATGTGTCCCTGGAGCCCCGCACAATCTTGGGCTTAACAAGATCTGCTACCCCGGATGACGTGTACAGCCTGTTCGACGAGCGAGTGCCGGACTTGCCTCGCCCGGTGCGCAAGGTGGCCACCATGACTGTGCTCTACGGTGGCAGTCTAGGACGGCTGAGCCAGGTGATCGGCACGGAGCACGACCCCCGCCGAGTCCAAGCTGAAATTCGGCAAATCTTTGGCTTGACCGCGCTGGAGAAGGCCCTGACTGAGGAGTATCAGGTCGCCAAGTTGCTGTCCAATTTTTACGGGCGAGTCATGCACCTAAACCGCGATGATCCAGGTTACTTGGTGGCAGCGTACATTCAGTCCACTGCGGTGGATGTGGCTTTGCAAGGTTTCGCGCAGATCTGTGACGCCACGCAGGATATTGGCGGCATTGATCCTGTGGCTGTGGTGCATGACGCCATTTGGCTTGACGTGCATCGAGACTGCGTCAAGCAAGTCAAGCAGCTGCAAGCACTAGGCTCGCACATTCCTGATTTTGAGATTAACTTTCCCCTAGGAGTAGAACTTGTCCACAATTGAACAAAACATCATGACCTTTCACAAGCTGTGCGGCCGTCTTGGCGACCGTTCCGAAGCAGTCACCCGCCTGGTGGAGGCGCTGGCCGTGCAGATTAGCACCGCGCCTGCTTCCACGCGAGTTGACTACCACGATTGCTTCCCCGGCGGGCTGGTCAGTTATTCCCTACGCGTCCTGAAGCTCGCCAAGACACTGAACGACTCTTTTGAGATGAACTGCAGCGCAGAATCCATGATCTTGGTGTCACTGTTTCACGCCATCGGCAAGGCCGGAGATCTCCACGGGCCCATGTATCTGGAAGAGGAGTCGGAGTGGCACCGGGAAAAGCTGGGCAAGCACTTCAAGATCCGAGAGGACATGCAGAAGATGCCGGTGCCGGACCGGTCGTTGTACCTGCTGCAGCACTTCGGCGTGCAGCTGGAGCAAGATGAGTGGCTCGCGATTAAGCTGAGTGACGGGCGCTACCGCAAGGAGCACGACAGCTACTACGACCTGACTGAGCCGAAGCTGGCACTGCTTCTGGATATGGCTTCTCGAACTGCAATTAGGATGTAGGGCACAGTCGAAGCAGCCTGAGCGAGATAGTTATTAGCATGGCCAAAAAAGTACATGAAGCTCCGCAGCTTAGCACTGCAATGGGCAAGCCGGTCCGAGATAAGCTCGGTGATGTGCCCCGCCCTGCTTTTCTCGGCGGTGCTTCGCCCTCCTCTTCTGCTGATGTAGGTGCATCTCGGAGAATGGCAACAACTCAAAGTCCTGCGGATGTCTACCAGCCTGGGAGCGAGGATGTGCTTTGGCCTAGAGAAGTCGACGAGGAAGCCGAATGCGGCTGTGTCTCACCCGGTAGATGTAGATGTCCAAACAAGGGAGGCGTCATGGGAAGTGTCAAGAGTGAGGCACTGCTAAGAGAGTTCATCAGAGAAGCTATGGGCGCATTTGCGGTCGCTTCGTCAGATCTGATGGAGGAGGACCTGGTCGACGAAGACGAGGATGAGCTCGACGAAGATGAGCTTGAGGAGTTTTCCGGTGCTGGTGCGGTCGCAGGTTATTCGCTCCCGTTAGGTGCCACAAATTATCCGGGTAGAAAGAGAAAATATTTGCCTCCTGGTTGGCATCCGGTGAACACCGCTGAAGATTAGAGTATAATAAAAGCATAACAAGATTCAGTAATTACATTACTGGAGGTACTACACTAGTAAAGCAAATAAGATAAAAAAGAAAACAAAATAAAAAGAAGAAAAAGAAAAAACAAGTTAAAAATCAAAGTTAAGATAAAAGCACAACCTAAAGAAAAAAGGAAAGAAAAAGATGGGACTTAATCTAGATGCAATTCGAGCAAGACTTAGCCAGATGTCTGGCAACCGGACCAAGCGTGTTAAGATCGTGGACGACAAGCAGTATCGCTTCCGGATCGTTGCCTTTCCTGACAACGAGGGGCAACCCTTCAAGGAGCGGCTTGTGTACTCCATTGGTCGCGAGTGGAATCTGCTGGCACCCAGCCAGTTTGGACGCCCTGACCCGATCAAGGATCTGACCGATCAGCTTCGCAGCCGAGAGGGCAAGAGTGAGGCACAGGCACAGGAAGATTGGCAACTTGCAAAGAGCCTCTTCCCGTCAGTCAAGCATCACGCCATCGTCATCGATCGTGACAACGAGGATGCGGGTCCTCAAATCTGGACCTTCACTCAGTCTGTTGCTAAGCGGCTCTACAACATCTTCCTCGATGAGGAGTATGGTGACATCACTGATGTTGATCGTGGCACGGACATCAAGGTCAAGCGCACCAAGGCCGACAACGGCTTCCGGGAATATGCAATTGACCCGGCTCGGCGTGACAGCCCGCTGCACCGAGACGCTGATGTGGTGGAAAAGTGGATGAGCAATCCGCCGGATGTTGACTCGCTCTACAAGGAAAAGTCGTTCGATGAGCTTGACTCGATTCTGCGCGCCTTCCTTGAGGGAGACGATGCTGATACTGGTTCAAGCATGGGCACCGAGCGCGGTGGAAGCGATAGCTCTTCTGAGTCGTCCGATGACTCAACGGAGGCAACGTCGTTTGATGACATTGACGACGCCTTCAGCGAGCTAATGAGCGACGACTAGCAGAAGAATCGGGGAAGGGGTAGGCAACTACCCCTCCTCCATTTGCAACCTTAAAAAGAATCTAGGAGTGTATAGCCAACATGGCAAGAAAAAATGCTGACGATCAGGTTGATGATTTCGCATCTGACCTAATTCGAGCCCTTAACAAGGAAATGGGTGACAAGGTTGCATATAACCTTTCCACGGATGAGTCGCCTACTCACGTGAAGCGGTGGATCTCGACCGGATCTCGACTACTTGACTACATTGTGGCAAACAAACCGCAGGGTGGATTGCCAGAAGGTAGAATTGTTGAGATCTTCGGTGATCCCGGCCTAGGAAAGTCGCATCTCGCATCGCAGATTTGCCGTTCAGCTCAGAAGATGGGTGGAATGGCAGTGTATATTGACACTGAGAATGCCACTAGCCCGGAAAATTTGGCCCTGCTCGGTGTTGACATCTCGAGTCGCTTTGTCTATGTTTCACAACACTGCACGGAAAATGTGCTAAGCGTCGCTGAAAAGACAATGGTCAAGGCACGCTCGATGAAGAAAGACGTGCCAGTCGTGATCATTTGGGACAGTGTGGCAGCCACCTCGCCCAAGGCTGAGTTGCTAGGTGAATACTCAGACAATTCAATTGGATTGCAAGCTCGCACTATCTCCAAGGGTATGCGTAAGATCACGGGTGTCATTGGTGACAACAACGTGCTCTTTGTGTGCTTAAATCAGACAAGAACCAAGATCGGTGTGCTCTACGGAGATCCGACCACCACCTCAGGTGGTAAGGCAATTCCCTTTCACAGCTCTGTACGCATTCAGTTGTTTGGTGGCAATCACATCAAGAATGAATACGGCGAAATTGTCGGCATCCACGTCAAGGCCAAGACAATCAAGAACAAGGTGGGTATGCCCTTTCGGCGCTGCGATTTTGAGATCCACTTTGGGTACGGGATCAAGGAGCACGAGCAGATCTTTGAGATGCTCAAGGAGCACGGACCCGAAGAGATCAACGGGCACATTGTAGCAGTTGGTAATTTTCAAGGGGACGCTTGGAAGAAGCTGATGGTTATTCCAACCAGCGAAATTTCCTTAGATGACTTTGAGTATGACAAGAAGAAGAATCGCTACAAGTGGCCCAACAAGGGCAACTTTCAAAAGCTTGAGATGCAAGAAAAGTCAGTGCTATTCAAGAGTTTTCACCAGGCAAAGTTTAGCGAGGTGCTAGACGACCCCGAGGCTTCACCTTGGTTAGAGGCTCTGCTAGAAAAAGTGATGGTGAGAGTTATGCAAGGATCCCCGGATGTGAATCCAGAATCTTATGTAGAGATGGAGGCGCTTGCCTCTGAGATGAGTGAATTACTGGAGATGTAGTGGATCGCCCCGTTCTTGTTATTGATGCGTTCAATCTTTTTACCCGCCATTTCATTGCACACCCAGGAATGGCGGAAAATGGAGAGAGAGCAGGAGAGCCGGCAGGTGGAATTGCCGGCTTTATTAATTCTACCCGCTGGTTAGTTGACACGTTGCACCCAGACAAAGTTGTGGTTGTCTGGGAGTCAGGTGGATCGCACAGAAAGAGAAAGCTCTTCTCAGAGTATAAGATGCATCGCCGCCCGCAAAAGCTAAATCGCTACTATGAAGACGATATTCCCACGACTACTGAAAATAGAAATTGGCAGGTGTCGACCATTGTGTCCCTGCTGCGAGAAGTCGGCGTGTGCCAAGTGTATGTGCCAGATTGCGAGGCAGACGACGTGATTGGCTACATTTGCAAGTACAAGTTCAAGGGCAAGCAAAAAGTAATTGTGTCATCCGACAAGGATTTCTATCAGCTCCTAGGGGATGATACAAAAGTATACAATCCGATGGGCAAGAGGTATGTAGAAGCTTCCGATGTTCTCGAAAGGTTTGGTATATCATCCCAGAACTTTTGTGTCGCCAAAGCCCTCTGTGGTGACCCTTCCGACAACATCCCTGGTGTCAAGGGCGTGGGATTCAAAACGCTGGCAAAGCGCTTCCCGCTGATGGGTACCGACACCGAGATTTCATGCTCTGATATTATCACTGAGGCTCGAGAAAAGGCGCAGGAAAAGCGAGCCCCCCAGTTGTTTGGCAACATCGCAGGTGCAGAAGAATTGATCAAGTTAAACTGGCAGCTGATGTATTTGGATACTAATAATTTAGCTGCGGCTCAGATTAAAAAGATTGATCACGCACTTGATTCATTTGACCCCCACCACGATAAAATGAGCTTAATGAGGAAGCTTATCAAGGCAGGTTTACCCCGGATCGACGCCGATCGACTTGCCATGGTGTGCCGCTCAAATCTTAAAAACTAAAGAGAGAAGAATGTCAAGCGAAGATAGAGTTACTACGTCTGTCCCCCATTTCAATCGCTACGATGCAGCTTTCCAAGAAAAGATCCTGCAAGCGCTTTTGACAGATAGAGATTGGGCCGCACAGATGATCGAGGTCATGACACCGGAATACTTTGAACTCAAGTATCTCCACTATCTGACCGAGAAATACTTCGATCACTTCAATAATCACCGAACTTTCCCAACGATTACACTGATCGCAGGCGTGGTGCGAGACGATCTGCGGTCACCTGATCAAAAGCTGCTCAAGAGCAAGATCGTGGAGTATTTGCACCGGATCAAGTTTAATCCTGACATTGGAGATTTGGCTGAGGTCAAGGCACGTGCAATTGAGTTTTGTCGAAAGCAGGCGATGAAGGAAGCCCTGACACAGTGCGTTGATCTCATTGAAGATGGCAAGAATGAGCAGGTCACCGAGGTGATGAAGCACGCTCTGTCAGTAGGTATTCCTGCATCCACGGGTCACGACTTCTTCGAGGATTTTGAGGCGCGATTCGAGTTGCAGACTCGTGTGCCTGTGCCCACAGGTCTCGCTCAACTGGATCGAGAGGATGTGCTTGCTGGAGGTTTGGCTCGTGGTGAGCTCGGCGTGATCACAGCAAACACAGGCGTGGGTAAGTCACACATGCTTGTCAACTTTGGTTGCAATGCTCTTCGGCTAGGTAAAAATGTGCTGCACTACACATTTGAGCTGTCTGAAACTAAGGTCGGAATTAGATACGATTCAAATCTGTGTAACATTCCCAGCAACGAAGTTATTTCAAACAAAGATCTTGTTCGAGACACATATAAAAATATGAAATTAGGACGTTTGATTATCAAGGAATATCCCACAGGATCAGCCTCTGTGGTCACTCTGCGGTCTCACATTGAAAAATTGCAGATGAAATCGTTTCGCCCTTCTCTCATACTTATTGATTACGCGGACATTATGCGTTCAACGAGAAGCTACGACTCTATGAGACATGAGCTGAAAAAAGTATACGAAGAATTGCGCAATCTATCCCAGGAACTAGGTGTTCCTATCTGGACAGCAAGTCAAGCAAATCGAGATTCAGCCAACTCCGATATCGTAGGACTCGAGAACATGTCCGAGGCATACGGAAAAGCCATGGTCGCTGACGTCGTCATTTCTCTATCTAGAAAGGCGAAGGAAAAGTCCACCGGTTTTGGACGTATGTTTGTGGCAAAAAATAGAGCCGGTCGCGACGGTCTGCTTTTTCACGTGCGAATGGATACTGCTCGATCAATGATCAAAGCTGTGGATCCTGATGAAGAACAGACATATGGCGAAGCTCTC